CCGCGCGGCCTGCGCGGCAAGCAAGGCGTGGTGATCATCGACGAGGCGGCCTTCGTCGACAGCCTCGAGCAACTCCTGAAGGCGGCGATGGCCTTCCTGATGTGGGGCGGTCAGGTGATCGTCTGCTCGACCCATGACGGCGTCGACAATGCATTCAACCAGACGATCCAGGACATTCACGCTGGGCGCGCGCCCTACAAGCACCTGCGCATCGATTTTGACCAGGCGCTGCAGGACGGGCTCTACGAGCGCATCTGTCTGGTGAAGGGGGACGACTGGACGGCCGAGGACGAGGCCGCATGGCGCCAAAAGATCATCGCCTTTTACGGGGACGGCGCCGACGAAGAGCTGTTCTGCATCCCGTCGGCTTCCTCGGGCTCCTGGCTCGCCGGCCCGCTGATCGAAGCGCGCATGACCGAGGATCTGCCGGAGCTGCGTCTGGAGCTGCCTGCCGACTATCTGCAGAAGACGAAGCTCGAGCAGGTGGTTCTGATCGCCCCCTTCATGGCGCAGCTGCGCGCGGCGCTGCGCGGTCTCGACCTGACGCTGCAATACGCCTTGGGCTTTGACTTCGGGCGCGTGGCCGACCTTTCAACGCTGTCATTACTGGCCATTGAAGCCCGCCTCAAACGCCGTGAAAAGCTCTGGGTCGAGATGCGCAATGTGCCGGGCGACGAACAGAAAGCCGTCGTTGCGGCGATCCTCGATCACGTCAAGGAGCGCCTCGTCGGCGCCGCCTTCGATGCCACCGGCATGGGCTGGACCGTCGCCGAAGACATGGGGCGCAAGTTCGGCTTGCGCGAAGATGCCGATGGTTCCGGTCTCGTCCTGGCGATCAAGTTCTCCGAGGAATGGTATCGCGTCGAGATGCCGCCGCTGAAGGTCGCCTTCGAGGACGACATGATCGCGATCGGCGCGGATGCCGAGCACGCGACCGACCTGCGGGCCGTCAAGGTGGTGCGCGGCATCGCGCGTGTTCCTCAGGAGCGCACGGGCGAAAAGGGCAAACGCCGCCATGGCGACTATGCGATCGCCCTGGCGCTCGCGCATTTCGCGAGCCGGATGCGCTGGTCCGAATATGGCTATCGCGCTGCCCCGGCGCTGGCGGGCGGCGGCCTTGGTCATAAGGACGGACCGGTCCTGTTCGAACAGGAGGGAAAAGGCTGGTGGCGCCCGCCGCTGGGCGCCGGGCTGCGGGGGAGCATCTGACGTGCGCACCAACGCCTTCGTCCTCGATCGTCCGTTTGCATAGGAGGCCCTGATGGCCCGTCCCGTTCAGCTTCTTGATCACCGCGGAAACCCGGTTCAGCGCGCGCAGCTGCGCCAGGAGATCGCGATCCCCACGACGACGGGCCTGCGCAACCCGATGTCCGGCTATCCGGGCGACGGTCTCAACCCACTGCGTCTGGCCTCGATCCTGCGTGCCGCGGACATGGGCGATGCCACGCGCCAGTTCGAATTGGCAGAGACGATCGAGGAGCGCGATCTGCACTATCTCGGCGTTTTGGGCACGCGCCGCCGCTCGGTGAGCCAGCTCGACATCACCGTCGAGGCCGCCTCGGACAGTGCGGAGGATGTGGCTCGCGCCGACCGTGTGCGTGCCTGGCTCAAGCGCGATGAGCTGAGCGAGGAGATGTTCGACATCCTCGATTGCATCGGGAAGGGCATGAGCTTCACCGAAATCATCTGGGACAGCTCCATGGGGCAGTGGGAGCCGGTGCGGCTCGAATGGCGCGATCCGCGCTGGTTTGGCGTCGATCGGCAAGACCTGACACGCCCGGTGATGAAAGGCGTGTCCGGTCGAGATGAGCCCTTGCCGGCCTTCAAGTTCATCTATGGCCAGATCAAGGCGAAATCCGGCCTGCCGCTGCGCTCCGGCCTCAGCCGCATTGCCGTCTGGGCCTACATGTTCAAGAAGTTCACCGAGCGCGACTGGTCGATCTTTACCCAGACCTACGGCCAGCCGCTACGCCTTGGAAAGTGGGGCAACGGTGCAAGCGATGACGACAAGGAAACGCTGTTCCAGGCTGTGGCCAATATCGCCGGCGATTGCGCCGCGATCATTCCGGAATCGATGTCGATCGAATTCATCGAGACCGGCTCGGTGGGCGCTTCCGGAGATCTCTATGAGAAGCGCGCCGACTGGCTCGATCGTCAGGTCAGCAAGGCGGTGCTTGGGCAGACAGCGACCACGGACGCCGAGGTCGGCGGGCTCGGGTCGGGGAAAGAGCATCGTCAGGTTCAGGAGGACATCGAGCGCGCCGATGCCAAGGCGATCGCCGCCGTGCTCAACCGCGAGCTCATCCGCCCGTGGATGCAACTCGATTACGGCCCTCTGAAGGGATACCCGCGGCTGGTGATCGGCCGGCCGGAGGCCGTCGACATCGAGCGCCTCACCGGCGCCGTCGGCGCAATGGTCGATCGCGGACTGCGCGTGAAGAGCAAGGAGATGCGCGAGAAGCTCGGTCTTTCGGAACCCGGGCCGGATGACGAGGTCATGATGCCCGCTTCCGCGACCGCGCAGCCCGTCGGCACACCAAACCCGGGAGGGAACGCTCCAGCGCGGTCATTGAACGGTCAACGGGGCGTTTTTGAAGGGGGGGTGGCGGCTCTGAGGGGAACGACAGCCCTCAACGCGGAGATGCCCTTGCTGGCCCGCCCCAGCGAGAATCCTGTCGAGCTCGCGGTGAGCCTGCTGGGCGATCAACTCGAGGCCCGGGCAAGCGCCTCGATCGAGGGAATGCTCGACCAGGTCGAGGTCATGCTCGAGCAGGCCGGCTCGCTCGAGGAGTTCCGCGACCTGATCCTGACCGGGTTCCCTGGCCTCGACAGTGGCGCGCTCGCCCAGGTGATGGCGCAGGCGATGCTCGCCGCCTGGGGCGCGGGTCGTGTCGCGGTCGAGGAGGAGGCCGGTGACTGATTTCGCGGGCATCCTGCGCCAACCTTTCGCCGAACAGCTCGCGGCCTGGCGTCTGCGCCTGGGCGAGCTTCGCCCGACGCAGACCTGGACCGATGTGGAACCGGCGTTTCACGACCGCGGCTTCATGGTGGCGGGGGCGACGAAAGCGGAGCTGCTTTCCGATCTCGCAGCGGCGATCGAGAAGGCACTCAGCCGAGGCACCACGCTTGAGGAGTTCCGGAAGGACTTTCGTACGACCGTCGCGAAGAACGGCTGGCCTGGCAAGGCGGGGCTTGGAACTGCGGCGGGCGAAGCCTGGCGCACCCGCACGATCTACCGCACCAACCTGTCGACGACCTACCACGCCGGGCGCCATGCGCAGCTCGTCGAGGGCAAGTTCGCTTTCTGGGTCTACAGGCACGGGAATTCGAGTGAACCTCGGGTGATCCACCTGAGCTGGAACGGCATCGCCCTGCCACCCGATCACGCCTGGTGGAAGACCCACTACACACCGAATGGCTGGGGCTGCACCTGTTACATCTCCGGCGCCCGAACCGCGGCCGGTGTGCGCCGCGTCGGTGGCGATCCGGACAAGCCGCTGCCGGACGGTTGGGACCGCATCGATCCAAAGACGGGAGAGCAGGTCGGTCTCGACCGGGGCTGGGGTTATGCGCCAGGCGCGGCTGTCGCCGAAACCGTCACTGCGCTTTCAAGGCGCCTTGAAACCCTGCCCGAACGCCCTTCGATCGACCTGATCCAGAGCTGGCTCAAGATGGATGCCTTCGCGGACTGGCTGCGTGCGCCATCCGGCAACTGGCCGCTCGCGCGCATTCCGGCCAAGGAGGCCGATGCGCTCGGGTCGAAGTCGCTCATCGCGATGATGTCGCCACAAACCGCCGCCAAGCAGGAGCGCGAGCATCCCGAGCTCCTCGGCCTCGACTACCTGATGGCACAGCGCACGATCGACCAGGCGAGCTATCGCATCCGCGATACGGATCAGTCGCTGATCTATGTGCTCGAGCAGCCAGGCGCCAACGGCTACGTCCTCGTCGTCAAGGTCACCAAGTCGGGCGAGGCGCTCTTCGTCCAGAGTTTCCGAAGGCTCAGCGCAGATCAGGCGGCGGGCGATCGAACGATCCGCCGCTTGCTGAAGAAGGAGCAATGATGAGGCGCAGGCGACAGGGCCCCGCACCCGGTTTCCCGGAAACCCTGCATGACGCTCCGATCAGGAGATCGTGCTACGGCCGCGAGAATATTACCGTGTCACGCCTGCAAGACGAAGATAGCCATGTACACGCTTGAATTCAACGATGACGAGACCCTGCGTGCGCTGGACCGCCTCTCCGATGGCCTCGGTGATCTTTCGATCATGATGCAGGATGTCGCCGAATTCCTGGTGACATCGACCAAGGACAGGTTCGGGGAAGGCACAGCGCCGGACGGCACGCCCTGGGCACCGAAATCGCAGACCACGCTTGATGCCTATGCCGCGCGCCATGACCGCGTCGATGCGCGCCCGCTCTTCGGGCCGAGCGGGATGCTGTCGCAGAGGATCTTCGCCGAGACTACCGCCGACAGCGTGCGCTGGGGCTCGCCGATGATCTATGCGGCCGTCATGCAGTTCGGTGCAGAGCAAGGCGAGTTCGGAGCCTTCATGGGGATCGACAAGCGCGGTCGGCGTCACTTTCACACGATCCCCTGGGGTGACATTCCGGCGCGACCGTTCCTGGGCCTGTCCGAAACCGACCGGGACGGGATCACCGCGATCGCCAACGAATATGTCGAGATGCTGCTGCAAGGAAATTGACGCGGCCTGCGGCTCGGGGCACCGTGGGGGAAACGGCGAAAGCTGATTTTCCCGCAAGGTCTTGCGGATAGATCGGGCGCCGCGCATCCGCGATCTTGTCGGCATGCAAAAGCTCGATGCCATCCCCCTTCGATCCGGTTCGGTTGCCCTGATGGGCGCCACCCTTCCGGTCGCCTCCGAAGCGGAGGTGCCGGAATGGATCCACCTGCTTCCCACCGCCTCGGGCCGGATCGAGACGGTCGACAGCCGTGGGCCATATTTCGTGCGCGATGCGGCGCAGATCATCGCCGCGTCCTTCGTACATGCCGACAAGCTGCCGATCGATGAGAACCACGCCACCGACCTGGCCGCGCCCGAGGGGCGTTCGGCACCGGCCCGCGGCTGGATCGTTGCCATGGAAGCGCGCGCCGATGGCATCTGGGGCAAGGTCGAATGGACCCGCGCGGGCCGCGAGATGCTGGCCGACCATGCCTATCGCGGCATCAGCCCGGTGATTGCCCACGGCGCGGAAAATGTCGTGCGCGGGATCCTGCGCGCATCGCTCGTCAACAATCCCAATCTGCGCGGGCTGGCCGCGCTTCACCAGGAGGGGCACGTGACCTTTCAGACCCAGCTGGCCGAACTTCTCGGCCTGAATGCGGCCGCGACCGAGGAGGAGATCCTGGGCGCGCTGCCGCCGAAGATTTCCGATACAACCGCGCTGCAGTCCGCCATGCCGTCGATCGCCGAGGCGCTTGGCCTGGCGAAGGATGCCAACCTCGCCGCGGTGACGGCGGCCGCCACGGCTGCCGGGCGGGATGCGAAGACGCTGATCCCGGCGCTTCAGGCGCAGGTGACCGATCTCTCGACGCAGCTCAAGGCGTTGCAGGACGATGGCAAGAAGGCCCGCGCCGAGACCTTCATCGATGATGCCATCAAGGCGGGCCGGATGGGGCTCAACGCCGCGAACCGCGACGAGTTCGTGGCGATGCATCAGGAAAACCCGGACCGCACCGAGCGGCTGGTGAACGGCTTCGCCGTCATGCCGGGGACGACCCTTGCGCGCACCGATCCGCCGCAAACCGCAGCACAGCACGCCTCGGCCGATCAGCTCGTCGCCGCGGCAAAGGCGCTGCAGGCTGCCGAGGCGGCCAAGGGCAATTCCATCGACTGGATCACTGCGGTCCAGATGGCCTCGGAGGGAAAGAAGTGAGCACCCCGCTGATCAAATCCTACCTCGCATCGGCCGCGATTTCCGCAAACCGGATCGTCGTTT